CCATCTGGAGGGGAACGTATGGGCAGTAGAAGAAACCTGCGTCATATGGGTTTGTACCCTTATAACCGACTACTGCGTAGTCACCGAATGCGTGACCAGCACCAACTGAACCGGCAGCGTATGGGTCAACGTAGACCTTGAACTTACCGTTGAGTGTACCAACGAAAGTGTTACCGGTATCATCTGGATCGAGTGCAACGTTCATTGCTGGTGAGATGTTGAGGAATCCACCCATTGCGAGGGCAGAAGCAACATCAGCGGTGCAGAGAACGAAGTTACCCTTACCACGACGAGTTTCCTTAGCGATCTGGTTGGCTTCACGTTCGATCTGGAACATGAGACCACGGAAGCGTTCTGCACTCCATCGACCGTCTGAGTCAGCATAGAGGTCGTACTGACCGTCGGTTGCGATGTCGTTCTGCTTTGCACCAAGTTTAGCGTTGGTGTAAAGAGTACGAATGACTTCACGGTTGATTTCACTAAGAATCTCAGTGCTGAGGATGTTAGCAAGTTCTGTCTCGGCGTCGAGTCCGTGAACAGCCTTGAGGTCCTGAGCGAGTTCTGTGGTGTATTCAGCCTTGAGAGCCTTGGTCTTAGCTTCGACAGCAATTCTGTCGATCGAGAAGCCCATGTCGGCAAAAGCCTTGTTACTACCACCACCACCGAGACCTTCAGCGGTGGCTGTTGCCATACCACGGAAGTCTAGCCCGGTTGCAGCAATACCTTGGTTGGCTTCACCGGTGAGCAGCTGCTCTTGTGTTGCACCTGAAGAGAATGGTGCAGCGGAGAGACCAGCGTTTGGTGAAGATGCCTGTGTAGCACCAGCGAATGCGTTGGCTTCTTGGAAGAGAGCCTCAGCACCAGCTGTACCGCCACCGTACTTGCTCTTGAGTGCAAAGATAAGACCGGTTGGAGCGGTCATTGGCTGAACACCACAGAGATCGTATGCCATTAAGTTTGGCATAGCACGACGAACGAGGCTGATTAGGATTGGATCGTAACCAGCGAGGTTACCTGCACCACCAACTTGTGCGTTGCTAAAGTTACCACCCATGTTGTTGGCTGGTGTTTCGGTGAGGTACTGTTCCCTGAGAGCGTCCTGCTGGTTCTCAAGAAGAACTGCAGTTACCTTCTTTTTGTGGTAATCTCCGATGGTATCGAGCGAGTCGTGGTCTAGAAGTGGTGACCACTTTTCGACTAACTCATCATATGGTGTTGTATCGTCTTTGTGTGAAAACATGTCCTATTTCTCCTTAGAAATTTAAATTATTTGTTTCTGTTTTGAAAACCAATTGCCTTTGTGTAAGCATCCATGAGGTTGTCTGTACCTCCATTATGCTGTACTTCTTCTGATAACATTCTTGGTGATGTTGATTCTTGCGAAACGGATTCGGTTGAAGCAATATTACCCAAGAATGATTCTCTTACGATTTGGAGCTTACGTGAATACTGATCATAATCTTCAAACTCTACTGTCTCTGCAAGTTGTGCAAATCTTTCAACTTCGGTGTCTGTTAACTCTTCGCACATTGTGGCAAAGATAGACTGAGCTGCAGTTACATTAAGAGCTTTTGTCAGTTCGATATTTCTTTCCATCTGACTATTAAGTTGTTCTTCAAGATCTTCCTTGACGGTATATAATTCGTCAACAACCTTAACCTTTTCGTCTGGCATCTCGATGTAGTGAGCTTCGAATAGTGACTTGAGACCACTCAAGAATGACTCTGCGATATCAGACTGAATACCTCTTTCGATGGCAATCTGATTGTCGGTTGTCCATTCTTCAACAACATATGAAAGGAAATCGTCGAGCTTTTCAGATAGGTCTTCTGCAATCGTTTCGACCTGACCATTTAAGGTTTTGTCGAAGGACTCTTGCATCTCTGTCTGAATAAAATCGATTCTTTCTTCAAGAGCGGCATCAAAGATTGTGGAAAGTTTTTCCATTAGCTCTGGTGAAAGTTCGTTTTCTGCGAAGAGTTGAGAAAGGTATTCTGCGGAAGAAGTGTTTTCTTTAACTTCTTCTTCTTCACCTTCTTCTTTCTTCTTGGGAGCTACACCTGCACCACCACCCTCTGCGTCAGAAGGTTTGGCTTGAATAGTAGCCATGTTCTGTGCTGCGTCATGTGGTGTTTCGAGTGTACCAAGTTGAGCGCCCTTACCGCTCGCATCTTGGTATAGTGCTGGATCATCGAAACCGCTAGGATCTACTGTTCTAGCAGCGTCTGTTGATTCTTTAAATGAACGTAGACCGTTTTCTACGGCTTCCGCGAGTTCTTCTTTGAATGTTTCTTTGTTACTCATTTAAAAGCTCCTTGATGCCTTTCTGGAATATTTATAAAAACTAGATTCTTAAAAATATATGTTGTATACTCTCATATCTTCTTTAGGAAATCCTCGAACAATTGCGTGAACTTTGTTTCCATGTTACGAGATGAAGTTCTTTTGATTTCATTTTCGTAATGTGAAATTTCTCTCTCTTTAAGAATGCCATTATCCCAAATCCATTCCTTACCTTCCATGATACCGTCAACAAAAGCATCGGGAGCTGAAGGATCTGCTACAATATCAACTGCAGCAAGCATAAAATCAGGCTGTACCATATTGACTCCACCCTCTGTCTTGAGAGAACCCATACCTCGTGTAGACACACCAAGTTTAGCACCCTCGTCCATTAAGTTTTGTACAATTTTACCCATAGGGGTATCCATAATTTTAGCTTTACCATTAAAGTTTTTGCCTTCACATTGAAGACCTTTAATGATATGAGATACACGATCCAAATTAACAGTAGGACCCTTTGGGTGGTTGAGTTCACCAAAGGCTCGATTCTTATCAACAAACTCGTTGATATATGTGTCTACCTTGGGAGATAAAACTTCCATTGGATAGATTCTACCATTTCTATTTTTCTGTTCGGCTTGCATGAAGACACCAGAAATGAAATAGTTCTTCTTCCCATCGGAATCTTCAACTAGCAACTCAACGTCTTCGTTCATTTCTGTTATTAATCGCATCAATATGCATCCGTTCCTGCGTTAGCTGCGCCGCCACCGTTACCCATGGCTGCTAGTATTGCTCTCTTTTTCTTGGACAGATCACCGGGTTCGTCTTTGGCAGCACCGTCTGGTCTTAGGTTGTCAGCACCCTGTGGGCTCTTACCACCCTCACCTTTTGGTTCTTCACCGTCTTCGTCGTAATCTTCCTTTACAGACTTGTCCTTAAGAGCAGATTTCATTGACTCTTCTTTATCACCATCTCCATCGAAGTCTAGAAAATCTGGTTTGCCCTTACCCTTCTTGTGCTTTTTCTTTTCACCGAGAAGAGTTGGTGCAATCTCAACGTACATTTCATTTAGGTGGTTACCTAACTTATCATACAGGAGATCGCTTATTTCTTTCTTGGCGCCAATTAAGTTTTCGTCTATTAGTTCTTTGATAATTTTATGTGTACTCATGAGTGTCCTCATTTACAGGGGTGTATAAACTATGTATATTTTTTAGGCTTGTGGCGGGGGTACTTCTGCACCCGGAGCCGGAGCCATTCCGGGATCCATTGGTGGTGGAGCCATGGCAGCTGCTGATGCAGCTTCCATTTCAGCTTTTTGTTTCTCTGCTGTATTCTGTGAGTCTATAAGAGTTATTTCTTCGTCTGATTGCTGAAGTATGTTCTTTCTGACATATTCTGTTGAGTAGTATTTACCTACTAACGGATCTATCTGACCTAACATTTGCAATCGTTCCTTTAGAATTTCAGTTTCTCGTAATTCATTAAAGTAAGAATCTTCATTAAAATCATAAGAAATATTCTGATTTAAATCTTCCCAGTCAGTTTCGGAAATAACACCCTTCAAAAGAAGTTGTTTTCTTAATACATCACTGAATATACCAGTAAATTTGTTTCTTAGTCTTTGGATAAACTTATAGAATTTTACTTCGTCTCTAGTAATTTCTGCAGATCGTCCCATGTTGAAACCATTCTGGGTTTCCAATCTAGACATTGGGACATTTAATGCTCTATATAATTTTCTTTGTAGATATTCGACATCATCCATCTGACCTAAGTTTTGTCCGCCAGACAAAGTGCTGATTTCGGTTCCCCTACCACCTTCTCTTCGTGGTAACCAATAGTCTTCAAGCATATGAAGATGATTTCTATCATCTCGGACTTCACCTGTAGACTGATTGTATACTAGTTTGTTTCTGTACCTATTCATTAATTCTTTAAGGTACTGTTCTGCCTTTTGCTTTGGAAGGTTACCTACGTCAATATAAAATATTCGTCTTTCTGGTGCTCTAGAAATTCTGTAGATAACAACAGCGTCTTCTATTTGACGAAGCATGTTTACGGGTCGAATTGCTTTTTGTAGATAACCAACAACTTGCTTGGTTGTATAATCAACAATACCACTATGTGAATATGCAATTGAATCTGGTAGTATCTTAAGACCACCACTTCCAGTGTAAGTTCCACTGTGCTTATCATTATCTGTATAGAGGAAAAACTCTTCTATATTTGTTATAATAGGAACTGATGTTGGTCCCTTAGCATATGGTTTTTTATTTACTTTTCGAACTTTCTTAATCTTTACTGGATCTATAGGACGAAGTTCTTTAATTCCTGCTCTTGGATTTTCTGTATCAATAATAACTTGAAAATAACAACGACCATCGATATACCATCGTCTAAAGATCTCATATGCTTTGTTTGAAAAATCAAACATTTTCATTATATTATCAAATTCTTTTTGAATTTTTGCTTTGATGTTGTCGGAAAATCCAGTGTGAGATAAATTCAACTTAACTGGTTTTCTATCAGTTCCCATGATAATAGAATCATTTACAATATCTTCAATAGCCATATCAACTTCTGGATATAGAGCTATATTTCTATATGTGTGTATAAACTGATTTTCATTTTGTATACCACCACTAAAATCAACATAGGTTCCCATGAACCCACCAGAATTTATAGTTTGAGCGCCATCATACTCATCAGGAGAAACAAATGCTTCCTGTTTGAGTGATGTTTCAATTTCTTCTTCTCTTGATTTTTTCCCTATGGAAAAACCAAATAAATCAATAGCCATTATATATCTCCATTATCACGCACCCGTGAAGTATTCGTATTCCACCATACATTGAAACTGAACTAAATTATCCATTGCACCAGCTGCTAACTCTACGGGACCAACCATTGTTGGCCAGCAATTGTGCAGAGTCATAGTTTTTAATATTTTACTACCATTTAAATCGTAATGATTTATAGTCCAATCTGCAACATACTGTGGATCATCTGGACCAAAATTGGTTATGTTATCAAAATGTGAATTTATTTTATCACTCCATTGATGTAATGCAGCCCAACATGTTTCCCCACCAACGTTACTTTTTGGTGAATCGTATACAGTAAAGGACCAAGGAGAGTATCTTCTATCTCCCGGAAGTTTTAATATACGACCTCTAAATGCAACTGGTATTGCTGGCAACTCCGCCGCAGGAAGAGATGCAGCAGAAACTTCTGCAGTTATAAAACCACCTACTGGTAGATTCATAACTACTTCGTAGCGATTTGCTCTAGTTCCTAGACCAACTCTATCTTTAAAATCTTGTAGCTTTAAATTAAGATCGGCCATCTATTAGACTCCCGTTTGTGTTTCTGGTACAAACTCTAGAACAATATTCTCTATACTATTTATGGGTTTATATTCTACTTTAAGAACAAAGTTTCCTATATTTGCAATTTCTGGTGGATTGTTTGTTTCGTCGCAAGTTACTGTGAAACTTTCAATTCCAAATTGATTGGTGACTGATTGCAACAAAGATCTAACTCTATTTGTAACCGCAAGTCTAGTTGCTGCATCATTTACTTCAAATAACGCCTCTCTTGCAATTATACCAACTTCTTCTTGTAGATATAATAGTAAGTTTACAATACCAATTTTTTCTCCTGATGCGGTCTTGTCACCAAACAATAATATTCCTTGATTTGCAAAAGAAATCACAGGATTGATTTTATTTTCGTACAGTGCATCTGCACTAGCACCCGTTAATGGTTCTACCAGACGATATACATTTAGTATTTTACCTCGAGAAAATCCTGCAGGTGAAGACCAAGTATTAGCAACTCGTTTTGTTCTTGCCATACATCCTACTGCGTCTGCAGCAAGATCAATTTTAATGGGAGAACCATATAAACTTATTTCATTTTCTATCGTGCTTGCATCTGGAATATACTCTTTTCTTCCATGCACCCAAACATCATATTTTGTATTAGCAGCATTAACATTTGCGTTTCCATTGGTAGTGCTATGTACTGATAATACGTCATTTCCTCTTGCTGTTCTTATGTTGCTCAATGCTACAGTACCAATTCCATTATTAATATCTGCAGCAAAAATGCAATCCAATGGTATTGTAGATGTTGTGAATGGACTTGTAGATTCAGTTCCTACTATGACTTGAGCACCATATTGCGATGCAGTTTCTATGGTATGAAATTGATGTCTTAAAGTTGCACCAATTGGTCCGCTAGGAAATCTAACTTCATCTTTGGTTGATGCATATGTTGCACCATCACCACCACTAAATCCCGGAAAAACATATTCTGCACTATTACCAGAGTTGAGTGATAATCTAGAGTTCAGGTCTTCTAAACCCGTAAAATGAATATAACCCTGAACAACTTCTGATGTTGTTCCCAGAGCTTTTACTATGTCATTATTAAGTATAACTGCGCCAGCTATAAATGTGCCTGAGGCTTCACCAGAAGATGGTCTAAATGTATCTTCTGAAATTGTAACGGTAACTGAGGGTAAAGCCATTATATTCTCCTATATATGGGATCAATTAATATTTAGGAAAATGATGTATTCACTTTTTTCCACTCACCATCATCATTATCGTCTTCGTGGGACATAAACCCGAATGGTAAGACTTCATCCTCAATACGTTCAATTTCATCTTCATATACGTCAAGTCTAACATCCCGTTCGGTCAAGTTCTTGAAATAGTCCTGTCTAGTCAACCACCCAAACAAAACAAGACACATTACAAGATCATCATTATGACCTTCATCAGCCTCAAATGACTGACCTTTTGCCACAAACGTGTATAGTTCATTGATAATATCCATATCATGGATGAGCAATTTATCATTTTCGACTAGACTCTTAAGAACAGAACATCCCAGTTTTTTAACTGGTATTGTAGTTCTCACACCCCGTTGCATTTGTGCTCCACCAAAACCAGAACTAATAACCTGTCCAGATCTACCCTTATATACTGTAGATGCCATATTGTCATATTCAAGATCTTCGTATAGAACATCCGCAACTTGAGATCCGATATCGTTTGTTTCTATAAGCACATATGCATTATTATACTTATCAGCAATAGTCTTTATTACTGTTGGATATACCATAGGAGAAATAAGGTTATTTCTATACTTTAAAACTACCTTGTATGGAGGTTCGGTGATATCTACAACCAACAACGCACTGTAGTCCTTTCCCTGTCCTCTGGCGGTGTCTACAACTATGATGTAGTTGTGATCAGACTTTGGTTCTTCGTAGATATCAATACCATCTGGTGATTTACTGATTGGAGTATCAAAATTCATAATATGTAATTTCGAAGAAGAAATTAGTGTATTTGTAGAACCAATAAAGTCACATTCAAATTCTGTCTGGAACTGCTGTTCGCTTGTATTTTGAATTTGTTTATCTTTCCATTTTTGGTCTCGTAGCGGTCCGCCCGGATATAGAGGTATTTGAGACCAATGAACTTCAAATGGAATATACTCATTCTTACCCTTTTCACCCACTTTTTTCATTGCATTCTTCCAATAGTAATAAAACAAATTAAGACCATTGGGTGTAGAAACCATAAGAACTTTGGTAGTCTGACCAGAAGTAACTGTAGGATATACAGAACTAAAGAATTCTTCTGCTATATTGTTAGGAACGTGAGCAAATTCGTCTAAAAAGATCATGTTAAACGATCCACCACGAATTGCGGAGGCTGACGTAGAAGACGCTGTAATCTTAGAACCGTTCTCTAATTCAATTGATCCTTTGTTCCATTCTACAATACCCTGTTGCAACCATAGCGGGAGGTATTCATATGCCATCTTTAATCGATAAAGAATTTCTCTTGCAGTGCTTTGTTTGTTGGCAAGAATAGCAACGTTCATATTCTGATTGAATAGAACATAATGTAAAATGTATGACACAATAGAAGTGGACTTACCACTCTGTCGAGGAAGTTTTGCTATAGCAAATCTATTATTGTGTATTATATTTAAGAGTTCTTCTTGATAATTATAAAGATCAAATGGTATAAGTCCTTTATCAAGAGACACAACTTTTACATAGTTTCTGATAAAGTATACTGGATCTTTAGCACACTTCATATATTCTTTTACTTGATCTTCGGTAAACTCAATCTCAACACCGGATGGTTTTAGATTAGAATTACCTAAGTACCCATCCATTTTTCGATTACTCATATTATACTTTCTTTATATCTTTACCCGAACTTCTATCTGGGTTTATCAAATCTTGCAATTCACTAGTAGAACCAACGTATATTGTATTGTTGGTTGTATTTTTTTGTGTTAAACTATATTTATCTTCTTTAATTTTCTTTACTTTATCGTGTACTTCAAGAACATCTTTATTCATTTCGGATACAGTTTTGAGCATCTGAGATACCACTTCGTATGCTCTAGGAGAATCTCCTGCCTTTGCTACATCAAGTATATTCGCAACTGCATCTTTTCCTGTTTCTATAAGATCATATAAATTTTTTCTGACCTGAACATAATCAGCATCAACTTTTTCTTCGCCAGTTTGTTTTATTGTAATTTCTTTTTCTGTCTTTACAGGTAGATGTGCATCAAAGTTTGCATTCAAACTGTCACTTATATTTTTAAATTGATCTTTGAAATTAGCTGTCATATTCTATATCTCCTATAGTTAAATCTCCACTACTACCACTAACACCAATTGATTGCGTGGTTCCTGTAAATTCGTCATTTAATCCTAAGATTTCAACCATATCGCCTTGAACATCAACAATAATTTGTTCAGTTTTAATCGGTGCGTATAGTCTGGTTTTACACACAAACGCGAATGTAGATGCTAATATTCTTCTATCCAAGAAATTACCGTCGTATGTTTCTTGAACTGCAACATTACCTAATGTAATTGGAACATCTAATTTTTTATCTACAGCATTTAGATTTAAAGTAACTATAAATTCAGGTGAAAAATACGGAACTATTTGTTCTACTATCTGTAAATTATCTTCCATATTACGAGTATATGCAAACAGAGTAAAACTTACATTATAAGGAACCTCTTGAAATACACTTTGTGTTGGCTCACCCGCAACTGTATATCTTCTTTTATTTAACTTGTTTAAATGTCGAGTTGGATCATAGTCAATATTAGTCATTTCAAAACCAAGTCGAGGAAGAGAAATTTCAATTTTTGTTTCGTCACTAATACCGCTTTGTTGTTCTAATCTTTGAGTAAACTTTTCTTTTGACGAATAAATTAAAGGAACTTTAATTTTAGAATTTGATGTTCCATCTGCATTTGTTCTTTCAACATAAATTTCATTGAATAAAGATCCAAATGCGACAGTCAGCTTTCTTAAAGATTCGTTATAGAAATGTCCAAACATCAGTAGTTACCTTCCGAAAACGGATCTTTATCTGTAAAGTCAAACAAGTTTTCGTTCGTTTTTTCTTTTTCTAGATTTAAACTATCTAGTAAATCTGCTGTAGACCCCGGTCTAGTTGGAATCTTGAGATTAAGAGATCCGTATGATTCTATTGCACCAACTGCACCACTACTTTGACCGTAAATATATTCACCAACTTCAACATTAAACGTACCAGCCATATTTCCAATGATAAGAAGTCCGCTCTCTCGTGGATTCCACTCGAATGCCTTACCAATACCATTTGCGTTATCTATATTTGGAGCAGTAGGACCAAAAGGACCGTTTCCGGTAATATGGAATGCTTGTTCTCCAAGTATAAAGTCTGTGGTGCTTCCAGTTAATCCCAGATACAACTCAAAAGCCTGAGTGTGTTGTTCGGTTTCAAGATCATCAATAAAACTTTGATCCGTTTCGAACTCTTCATGTGAGTAAGTGAACGCCTCACAACTAAGAACAAAGGTATATCTTTTACCCAAAGGATAAAATGGGTTTTCATGCTCCACAAAGTTTATTTCAAATATAGTGTCGCTAAGAGGAAAGTAAATTAAATCCCCTTCTCTTGGTCTTCCCAAATCCGAATCTGATCGGGAGATGACATCCTCAAAGACTTTTCGAGAAACTACAAGTTCTACTCTATCCTTTAGTTCGATGCCAAACTTGCTAATTATATCTCCCTGACCTTCAAATCCATTAACGGACTTGACATACATTTCTATTTTATAAGATCCTTTGAATTTTGTTATTGGATCTTCACCGTAAAGGTAATCTTTGTTGAATTGTTTTCTTGGGATGTAATAAACATCACGACCCATAGCACTTATGGTTTCTCGTGTTAAATCTTCTACGAGTCTTTGTTCACTCGTGTTGTCGTAAAAATACGGATTCTTAGCCATTGGATTACCCTGTCATGAAATCAACTGGGAGTTCGTACTGAGAAAAGAACTTCTGTTCTATCTGATCTATTTCTCTATCTGCCTCTGCTTGGATCTGACCACCTCTAAGAACCACACCACCCGGCATTTGAACACCGTCATATTTTGATAGATTAGCTCCCCACTGTTTTTTGATCAGTGCAGTTACATATTCTTTTAGTAAGCGATCATCAAATATTTCTGTGTATGTGTTTTCATTTAAAGCGGCGTAGGCTTCTATTACGAGATATTCGCCAGTAGCTATTTCGCTCCACTTCATGTCAACATGAAGTTTATTCGTTACTTTACTAAAACGCAAAGCCTTTTCTGGTTGAAAAAAGTCTTCAATCATATTAATGTATCGTTTAGTCTGGTCGTATGATGCTAGACCCTGAGACACCGCAGCATTAAGTCCCCGGTTTACACCAAAATAATCAGAAAGTGCGAGTTGATATCGAATATCAAACATATTCGAAGAAGAGAATTGACCGAATTGGAATATCTTAAGTACGGTTAATATATCTGAACCTTTGGGTCCATCTCCCGTTGGTCCATTCACTGGTCCTATATCATTTGTACTGATATATTTGTTCTTTTTATCTTCCTCTGTGACTAGATGTGAAAAGAAAACTCTTTCTACACCGTCGAAGTGACGTTCCCGAAAGAACTCTAGGGCATCATCTAGTCTATCTTCTGCCTGTGTATAATCTACATTGATTTCTATAACAGGCGCACCAAGACGCTTAAACGAATACTCTATTAGGGATTCTCTGGAATTTGGCATAGATACCTCCTTGGATATTTATGGCCTAACCGATTCTAAGCATCCAGTTCTTCTTCATTTTCTTCTTTTGGCACATCATGTACAGTCACGGCAACACGATCTATATCAGAATCTGACATATTTTCTATAAAATACCTTCTAGTTATTGGTGATACACCTTCATCTGGATCACTTATCATATAATTACTAAATCCCGGCATGTTTAATGGACATTCTAGTTTAGGGTAATCTAGTTTAGAATATTCATTCTCAGATCCATTCAACCAAGTCGCTTTTCTGTCACCACATCCACATCCACCACAATAATACTTACCTTTAGTATCACTCTTTTTGAGATGTTCGCACGCAGGTAAAGAACCACCAGTATGCTGATTACCAAAACAACTCAGAACTCTGAGTCTTTTGATGGGTTCTTCTATTTTCTTATTCGCAATACCTCTAGAAACTAGAGCCGAGGCGTAGCTTTTTGCCATACCTAAACCTTTTCGTATGTCCATTATAACCCTCCATAATTTATTATACAGTGTAATCGGAATCTGCAACGTAATGAAAGAAAATTTCATCAAAAATAACATAACCAGATAACGGTAGAACTCGCAATCCTTTGATATTTGGTGTTACCTGTAGTGTATCAGAACCTGTAGTATGTAATCGTGTTCCTCCGTATCCAGTAGTACCAGAAGATAATCTCATATCCAATCCAGAAGATCTGTTATATGGATCAGTTAAAGTTCCTGACGATGGAGAATAAACAGATACAGTTGGTGTTCCTCTCATTTCAACATCAAAATCAATGTACGCATTTTCTTCGGTATTTGGTGTTACATGAAAACGAGCAGACGTAAAATCTGGTTCAGATGAAGATAACATAGTAGAAGTACCAACAGCAACCCCTAAGTCGTATGTACGTTGATAATATCTTGAGCATTTCCGCAGTTCTATTTTTGGGTCGGTTTCCTCAAAATACGGAGCACTCGAGAGTGTTGTTCCCTGTGAAGAAAATACTCTGATATTAGAAAAGTCCCAATTTGCAGTAGTTATGGTTGTTCCTAAATTAGTCTTAAACCCAATCGCAGTATATCCATCTCCAGTTGCACCCGAATGCGTACCAACCGATTTATTATGATTTACGTTAAAGTAAGTCCAATCGGATGTACTTGGTGTAATTGTAGTAGAGAACTCTTCTGTGGTGTATGTTGTGCCATCTGGAATACTAGTTTTGATATATGGAGTTAATGTGACACCAGTACCACTGTTTAATCTGACATATCCATCAATAGTTACAGTCTCACCTACAAATTTTGTCTGACCTTCGATTTTATTTTCTAGGGCATGAAAATCTGATGCGAATAAAGTACCAAACGACAAGTCTAAGTTTAAGTAATATGTTGGATTACCCGGAACTTCAGTTTGTCCTTTACTAAAAGCAACTTGTGTTACATTCTTTTTTCCACCTCCACCATAAGCTGCTGGTCTATTGGTATTAAAACACCATCTATCTGCTAGATAATTAGCAGCCTTTGATGTGAATGATGTACCTCTTTGCCATACATCAAAATTTCCATTTATAATTTGATTTTTTATTGTGAATTCATGTGGTCCAGTACCAACCGCACCAGTAACACCGCGTTCTCCTGTATCACCAGTCAATGCTATTGTAACTGCACCAGTTTGTCCATTCACCGAAGTAACAGGTGATCCAGTAATAGTACCGGTAACTACAAGATCACCTGAAACTGTAACGCCAGAAATTGTATCTGAAACTGAGATAGTTGCAGTACCACCGGTTGCAGCAACTACATCAATACCAGTAGAGCCTACTAGATTGTATATGTTAAGCAGGTTTAACTTTTCAATAATATCGTCGTTTTCTTTCACGACCCAATCATAAAAAGTTGTGTTTGCATTTAAATCTGGTATGTTGTAATTAGTGTCTTCTACACCCATTTAATTTACCTCAGAATCTTTGTATTATTTGAGCAAAAAATCGTTTATTTACTGAACTACTAGTATCGATAGAAAATCTAGTAGCACCTATATGTAGTGTTTTACCCGAATTTTGTTTTACATCCGGACGAGTAACAGAAGTTACTGTATATTCTTCGCTAGTTTTTCCTAATTTTATCTTATCACCAATTTGAACGTCATTTATATTTAAAGTATGTACTTCTAGACCGATTGTAAAGGCATTAGGTTGTGTTGAAGCAACAACTACATCACTACTAGTTCTCGTAGCACCAGAAGCCTTTGTTAGTGTAATTCCATTTCCTATATCAAAGTTTCCTGAACTTGCAGATGCACCGGATAAAGGCGCAACTACGGTCTTAACTTGATTTGAAATATTAGTTTGTGTATATGAACCAGTAAAAACTGGAGTAGAATCTGCTTTTACTATATCTTCGAATATACCAAAGTTAAAAAATTCTCGTTGATCTACAGAACCAGAAATTCCTGCAGAATCAGTTTCGCAATTTATAATTGCATATTTTGCACCAAGTATTTCCCGGATATTCATACCTTCTGTAACGCTAAACCCTAAAGTTATTGCATTAAAAATTTCTAAAATATGAGAGGCAGTTTCTCTTGTTAATATCGCAGTTAAACTATCTCTCAGATTAAAATCTTTGTATGCAGAAGTTCCTGTGTTTACGTATTTAATGCCAACGAGTTTATACTTCCGCTCACTCAGAGTTGCATATGGACTAGAAACAACAACACCTTCTAACTTTATAGAAGCACCAGATCCACTATCACTTAGTATAGGAATTACAGGATCTATTTCTTTAATTATCAGATTGTCTGTGCTAATTGCAGATAAATCAATTTCCAATGAAGTGATTTTACCAGCATATGAAGTAAGAACTTTGTCTGGAACAGCAATCCATCCAGAAGAATTTACATTACCTTTATCTGTGGCACTTATAGTGTATAGGAATAAGTACGTATATCCATCACCGTACGTAACAACACCGCTAGTATGTGTGGGTGGTGTACTAACTGGAATTTTACCACTATCTTTTTTAGTGTTAAGATCAGAATTACCTAAAATGAGATATACATTATTGTTGTATGTCACATAGTATGTCGAATCTGGTTTTTTGTTTGTGTTCCATTTGCCATAAATTTTACCACGAACCCATTTAATATCAGGAACAACGACATTGCAGCCTACAGGATTTATTCTTGAAATTACAGACGCAGTTTTAAATACATTTCTTCTTCTGGTTTCATCATTAAGATCTGCAGAAGTCTCTACCGAATCACCACCAAGAAAGAAAGACAGTACTCTACTATTGTTTTTAACTGAATCAACAAAAGCACCTGCGTTTGCTACCGAAAGATTTGTTGCATCTAGTGCAGAAATTGTCATTTGATTAGCACCCCGTTATACCGTGGTTTGGACTTGAGTCGTATGGCATATATAAAAACTCATATATATTTATACTTCCAAAAGACGCTCCGGCAGAAGAAACTACACTGTTTGGATGAGTATATGTGGGCATGTCTGCGGTGTTTGCTGATATCGCCCTTGAGTGTGAACTTCCAGAACAACCCGAAGTGTATCCAATAGTACCAGTATCACCTTGGTTATATACAAAATAGTTTCCTATCAGTGGATTTTCGAATGATATACCTTTTGAAATTGCAGTGCTAAATCCAAACTCTGCAAGTCTTTGTTCGATTTCTATATCTTCGCTTGCCTGTTGAGATTGGGATCCCTGCGCAGAAGCTGGGGTAATTATATTAACAGTAAAACCCACGGGTTTCATGTACTTATTATATGCATCCTCGTATACAATTTCCGATTGAACGGATTCACCTATAAGTGTAATATCTTGGGTATAACCAGATCCCTCAACATTAACCGATCTGATTTCGGGAAATATTTTAGTGAAAAATAACGCAATTCCTTCTGCGGTTCCTTTTTTCTCTATTATATCACGTTTGAAATTTCTTAGTAATTTTTGTGGTTGGTCTAAAGTAACACCATCGAGTTGAGGAATAAATGATTTTATAAAAGCATTTTTAGTAATGGGGATTATATTGTCTATGTCCTGAAGACTTTCAATATTTTCTGTATATAATCCAGAAATATCACTCGAGTATAACCAATCATAGTAATACTGAAAAAATTTAATAAAATTAGTATTTCCGGACTCGTGTTCGTCAACCAACCATTGTGGTAAAATTGTCCCCACATCGAAAGGATTATCCGTTGAACGATTCTCAAAAGAAGAACCTTCAGTTTCGGTTACAAATCCGGATATTGCAGTTTCAATATCCGATATAGTTTGATTTGTTCCTATTAAACTAGGATCCATCAGGAGGCTCCTATAAAGGTTATACCAACTATAGATCTAGCGTTTAATTCGTTAATTGCTTCTTCTTGAGTAGTTGTTATACCTTCCACTGTAACCACACCGGAATTATTTGAAGTTAATGTAATACCATCGGCATTTGTTGCGTAATTATTATTAAGTAAAAATAACTTAACGTCATCTTCAGTTACAATCCTAGATTGTGACGAAAACGTTCTTGGTATTGCAAATTTTAAACTTTCCAATGAAGGCGCATTAGCTCCTCTAGAAGAATTAGAATTAGTAGCCAACGATAGATTATTAGCAGAAGAGGGTAGAGTTACAAATTTAAATGTACCATATCCATTACCCAAAGAACCCGATGGTACTGCGTATGTGACTGTAATAGGTTCACCATCTAATGCAGAACCTTCATATACAGTTCCATTAGATGAAACTATACCAGAAAATTTAACATCATATCCATTTGATCGTCTTTCGAGATGACACAACTTGGTTTCAGTTAAAACATTTGGTTCTACTGAAGTCACCACTTTATATTCAGTGCCATCAACAAATACCTGCAGTGTTCTAAAATCAACATCTATTTCTGGTATAAACACAGATTGATTTGTTACATCTAAGGTTATTGGTGCCTTATTTACAAATCTTTTTGCTTCATATACAGTAAATTCCACCGTTGTGTTTGTTGTAACCGAAACTTCTTCTATGTTATAAAACAATTTAACTTCGCTATTATTTTTAATGCCTTGAAATTTTGTGTATGGTGGTATAGTAACAGGTGAACCTCCATCAGCAACGTTATATGCTAGCGTTGCAGTAGAAGATGTTTTGCCCGGAACAACATAACCCTGTACCTTTGCATGTGAGATTATGGACTCTAATTTTTGTGCAGAATCTAAAAACATTTCATTAATTAAAATATTCTGAAAGAATATTTGATAAAATGTATTATATGCAAGCAAATCTACTACAGTAGAAAGTGCAGATCCTTCAAAGTTGTAATCAGTAAATTCACTTTGTGACTTTAAATAAGTAACAAGTTCAGTTTTAATTTGTTCAAATTCTAAATTCTTGAGATTTATATTTGGTGGTGACATGGTAATCCTCGTATTAGTCTAATGTTATTACGGTAGTTTCGTTTATTATATCATTACCAAATCGGTAACTGTAATTTATTTTTAATTCAAGATATCCATTCTTATATTCCGGATTTACCGTTTTAACATTTATTCTCGGTTCATATGTGTTTAATAGCTCAAGAATATCTAGAGCTAATGTTGTATTTGCAATAGAAGCAGATTCAAACGCATATTTTTGTATTTCTCCACCAAAATTAGGTTTGAATGATTTCTCTCCCGGAAAACTAAGAAGTATATTCTTAATTGACTGCTTTATTGCGGACGAATCTCTAGACAGATTTACGTCAGAGGTAAAACTGTTTTTAGAAAAATTAAAATTTATGTCAGTATAATCTGCCATAGAACTATTTATCCTTCTTCTTCCTCTTGGGGTTTGGTTGGTATGCTGTCACGGATTAGAGTTAATTCCATTTTATGGAGTTTTACTCCTGTAAATCTGTGAGTTATAACTTGCACCAACCACTTACCAGTAAATTTTGAGTTTTTTCTATTTGTATTTAGAGAAAATTGGCGGGGAGATTCTAAATCTGGATTTAAATTTTCACTGTCTATTTCTAGTTTAACAACATCTCCCGGTCTAATACTCATGTCTCCAGCAACACTTATTTTTATTTTCTGTCCGCTAATTAAAGCTCGTTGTGCTGTACTATAAAGAGGGACATAGTCTGGTGTATTCCAAAATGTTGCAATCGTATTATTATATCGTAAATACTCTGCAAATCTTGGACCGACTTCTGGACAATTGCAACTCAAAGCAGAATTTGGATCTTCCCACACACAACCTAACCATTCTTCTCCAAGAACTTCTGCTATTTTTGTACATTCTTTAGATTTTTGTAAAAGATTATCCAACTCTTCTTCTGTTGGCTCGTTATATTCTACAGTTATTCCTCTAAGATACACGACTGATTTCGCATAGTCGGGAAAATAATCTAATACATCGGGAGTTCCCCCACACAAACCAGCAGATAACCCATCAACTACCGCGTATTTGTTAACTCCACCCTGAATTTGTGTTTCTATTTCTTCTTGGAAGTTAGTGTTTCCTATGGACAATAACTCATACAAAGAAGCAATGTATTGAGTTCTTGGCATTAATTCTTTTGCTGGACAATTGCATAGTGGATCAGATGCAGTACATCCAACATTAGATACAGGTCCTAGTGGATTAGCACAAATATATTCATTCCTGATGGCATGAGTCTCTTCTATATTCACAGATTTTTTTCTGGGAATATATTCGGTTAATATTTTTATTATTGTGTCAGTTGCCATTTATCCTCCTGTTGTCCTATCATCACCTATCGTACAATCACTTGATGTGGTGCAATTACCGTCTTGTGCGTTAGTAGAATTAAAATAGTAAACAGTTTTAATATCAGGACTGTTTATATTTATTCCATATAAAGGTAAGTCCTTGGTTTTTATTGCCTGTATTTTTACTACATGTCCCATTGGGATTTCCTTACATTGAACACCGGGCTGAGCGTTTCCGCCACTATCAGTATTTAATCTTTGATAAGAACCAACCGGCATCGACGCAAAACCAGAAGGATAATCTGTATTTTCTTTGTTTGCATTTATACCCGGACCAATCAAAATATCAACTTCCTCAGCGACAGAGGGAAGGATGCCACTCGCCCTATTAAAATTTTGGTAGTGTAAAACAGAACCACCACAAGCACCTGCAATATCTTCATATCCCACTACGGGGTCATCATTATAAGTTGCACGATTTAAAACTTCGTTTAGGTTATATGCACCCGAATAATCTGTAGTTAAACCTCTAGCACCATTTGGTTTTTCTACAACCAAAAATGGAGACCATTCGTCATTGTGGAAAGCAAGAGTAACCCCTGCCGTAGTTCCTTCTATATCACACTGTAGATATGTCTCTAATACTCTAGTTACGGAATTTTCATTTTCGAATGTTATACCACAAGTTGTACCTTGAATTCGTATTTCACCTGATAGATCCCCAACCGTAAACGGAGTATCTACCTCTACGCCATATTTTGATATTGTTAGATTATCCCAGTTAGATCCTGCGGTAAGTTCTATTTGATTCAGAGCTTCTGTATCTAAAGAATAATCTGCTGTTGGTCCAGTAGAACCTGCAAAATTAGCCAACTCTACCTTTGGAATAAATATGACTTCATTCCAAGAATAACGCCATATATTTCTACCCACCAAATGAGTGTTTTTAACAACCGCCATAAATCCAGAATCTTCTACTTGTGGTGATGTACAACAAACAGAATATTTGTAAATATTCCATTGTTCTTTATATGCTAACCTATCTCTATATTCTCTTTTTGCTTTGAATGTAGGAAGTTTAATTTCGTTAATAATTTTCTTAAGTGGTTCTCCATCCATATCGACACAATCAAACATAGATTGCCACTTATTGGTTTCATAAACATTAAAGTGAGATAAATCAGTTTCTATATCTCCAGAAGACCCAGAGACACCTTCTGCAAAGGCAAATAGTCCCTGCACCCCATCAGACTCATCTGGAGTGTCGTCACCAGAACCACCAGAAACTTCCAATTCATTTCCCATTAATAACACAGAGCGAATCTTGTCTTGGTCATTAAATGCTCGATCTTCTTGATATCCAAAAACTATATCGTTGATTGATAATTCGTCGTTTTCTAAATCAGATAACTCGTCTGATGTGACGAAAGGAAATGGATCTCCCTTTTCTATTGGATATAAACCAGCATATACATCTTTGTAGTTATATACGATCTTTTTCTTTGTAAACTTTTCTCGATCATCCATGAGTCTAGCATACGGAGAAGAATAAAAATCTGGTTCGTATCTGTCATAGTATGCGTACAGAGCGTTTGCACTCAAGAGGGAATAGAAAGAAAAATCTGAAATTACATCAAATTTATAAATTCTATTTTTACCTATAATATTACTATTTAAAGTGAAGGTATTATATTCTTCGTTTAATTGACTTTCGTATGAAAGTAAATCTATAGATTTAAAATGAAATCCAGCAAGATCTTGCCAAAAACAGTAATTCACTGCAGATGGGTTGTCGGCACTTACAGCATAACCCTTACAATAATTTAACATCTGTAGAGTATTCATTCCCTCTACAAATTTTCTATTTGGTAATGATATAAGTTTAGGTTTTATCCAAACATCGTTAAGTGTTGCTTCACTATCAATCCCACCGTCAAGAGATTCTGATACAATTTCTACTAGACCTCTTTTGTCTATCAATTCTTCTACTGGTGTTTCTTCACCATCTTCATTTTGTTCGCCTTCAGATTCTCCAGAAGCACCCTCGAACGTTAAACCACTTGATATCTTTCCAATAAATCCACTCGGGAGTAGATCCGGAGTTTCGTATAACTCCTTTGCATCCTTACTACAGAAATTAATTGTAACTTTTCTTATCGTAAAACCTTCTGGAGTTTTGTTTGTTTCCGAAAAATTAGAAGAATCCTGAAATCCGTAAATTGAAAATTTAGGTAAAGTTATAGATTCAGTTTCTGTATCTTCTTCATCTGGAGTTTTTAAAGTAATTACTAAAGTTTCATTTCCCACCAACTGCATAAATTCATAATCACCTTGAGTTCCATCGAAAACAATAGAACCATCCATCATTGGAGATGATAATGATTCAGTTAATGTTAAAAAATCTAAAGAAATTTTATTATCTGCATATATTGTTGCAAGATCTATAATAGGAGAATCATTCTCATCTAAGATCAAAACAGATTGTACTTCAACTTCATTGTTATATGCTTGATATGCCATTATTTAACTCTAATTGTTTGTCCACGTTCCAAATTCTCTGCAGATATTCTAGAAAGAAAAGTACTCAACTTAAATGCAAGTCCGGTACTGGTAAATTTCATATTTTTATATTCTGCATTATCTAAAGTTCTTTCGTCTATTTCAGTTTGTACTCTATACACATCGGAGTTTAAATTATCCGCAGCCAAAGAAACACCTATAGTTTCGGTTGGAGTGTTTGTAAAATCAAAAGATGTTCCGTCTATAGTCATAAAAGGACTTACTTCATTTCCACCAAAACCAACTTCATATATTTTTTTAACTTTATCATATTCATTTTCGGTTCGACCTAATTCAAATGTAGTTCCGGTTATAACCCCATCTCGATATACATCTACTACTGGTGGATCGGCAGGGTTTCCACCAGTAACTCCTTCTTTCACTATAACAACTCTTCTAAAAATAGAATCGTATTCTTTAACTACACCACCAGATTTCCATTCTCCGTCACCCTCTCCGCGAAGTAACACCACATCACCGGGAAGTATTCCTGATATATTTTTTGCACCCTTAATGTAATAAACTGTACCCTGCAATTCTTTTTTGGTGTCTGCATTCTGTGTAGTCTGACTATAAGGAATTTTTCTAAACGAATCTATATCATTTAATAGTACAGTTACCCAATATAAACTAGAGTTTTTTGAGTAGTTGTTGTATGCAACATATTCCAATCTTTTAATCTGATCATAAAATACTTTTTTTGTTGAACTTGAATTTTTTAAATTATCAGAAAATACAAAAGATTTTAATATGTTAACTGATGGTATTGTTGTTCCATCGTACAGTTTAAATGTTGTTTTTGGTAATGACTTTATATACGACATCAACCACCACCCTCTTCGTTATCCTGAAGAGCATATATTTCAGAACGACACATTAATCTAGGAGCAGTGATCTGACCATAAGAAGCATCTTGTTGCTGACCACCAACATCTACACGAACAACAGGTTCCATTTCTTTAAAAGAAAGTGTTAATTGTGTTCTTAGTGGATATGTGTTTCCATTATCATCCAAGGCAACAGAGGTTGTATCATGAACTGCTGTTATGTTATACAATACTAGTAGTTTAGGCTGACCCAAATATGCAAGCGGTGCAGATTGATCTGGTATTGATACTGCACCATTTGAACCTATTACCGCATGATCCATTCTCCATATTGGAGGTGTCGCTATTAAATCTCTATTCGAAATAGTATCTTCATATGATCTAGGAAAAGAATATGCTTCTAGTTGGGCAATCATATTCAAAACTCCATTTTCACCATATATGTCGCGGTGTGACTTTGCAACAAAATCATAAGCTAATGTGTAGTTTCTTTCTACAGAACCACTATAAAATAATTCTTGATTGGACATACCTATTGCTGGTTGGTCTGTCGCCATCGACGCCTGACTCTTGAGCATGTCAACCGCACCTAATGCAGAAGATGCAAGTTTCATTCCAGCATTCGCTGCAACTCCGGTAGCCATAGCAGCCATATCACCAAGACCTGATCCTTGACCCTGCATCGCCAATCCACCTTTCGCCATACCAATTAGTTTTTGTACACCGTCATCAACCAGATCAATCCCCGTACTTCTTGCTCCTGCGGGTAAAGATAATTTCTGTAAACTATACGCAAAACTAGTTTCGACTTGAGTATAGTTGTGTGTTGTGATTCTACTCAACTGCTGTGGCATAGGAACAAACCAAGTATCTAACTTCGTATCACTTCCTTTACCACTAGCGATATCTGCCCTAGACTGAAGTTTATTTGCTTGGTATGCACTAAGTGCAATGTAGTCTGAGAAACTGTCTGCTCTTGTTGTTTGAGATAGTGTTACTGGCATATTTTCCCCCATGTCTATATATACCGATGGCATATAAATCGAAATATAAACCTCAAAATCCCGATAAGTATATGGGAAAATTAGAAAATATAGTATGTCGATCTACGTGGGAGAGAAAGATGTGTAAATATCTAGACCTCAACGAAAATGTTATATCATGGGCATCAGAGGAGTTAGCAATTCCGTATTTTTCACAGGTAGACGATAAATGGCACAAATACTACCCAGACTTTATGTGTAAGATAAAGAACAAATCTGGAACCATAGACAAACTCATAATAGAAGTTAAGCCGGAAAAACAAACAAAACCACCTAAGTCTAAAAAACAAACTAGAAATTATCTTCGTGAGATGAAAACTTTTGCCATAAATACTTATAAGTGGGAAGCAGCAGAAAAGTTCTGTACAGAAAATGGTTGGGTTTTTAAAATCTTAACAGAAAAGGATCTTTTCAAATGAACCTATCTACAATAAAAAACAAGTTTTTCAATTATGATCGGGTTCTTAGGCAAAATAAATTTGCTATAGATATGTCATTTGTCAGTCCAGTAAATGGTGGAGATGTTCATGCTGTCGGAGAACCTGCTGTTCTTACATCATCTCCAACGGTGAATTTAATGATGGCACCATTTGAATTCCAAAACGTACCATTGAAAATTCCAGTTAAAAGAGAAGCACAACAAGATTTATTGATTAGATTTTATGCAGTAGAAAGTCTTAACATATACACACAACTACTAACACTAATAAAACAGTATGGTGGAGAACCTACGGTAGCAAATGCAAAGCCAACTGCGTATGCTCCGGGAACAATGTACAATGAAACTATTAGAAATAATAGAATTATTGTTCGAATGATAACTTCAGACGGAAGAGATGGTGGAATCAATCCACAATATGATGGTGCTGTAAATTATATTGAATATTCAGATGCATATCCACACTTTATTCAACCAATAAACTTCAGTTCAGAAAGTGATTCGCAACCCCTAACATTTGATGTTCTATTCAAATATTCATACAACTTTACTCGATACGAAACTACACTAGGTGGTACTAATTTTTGATTGATATAATCTATGCTACATGAAATAATAAAAAAAACTATTCCCGAATATACTTGCTCATTACCAATTACCAAAAAAGAAATAAAATTTAGACCTCTTTTGGTAAAAGAAGAAAAGTTTATATCTCAAATAAACGAATTGTCTGAGTCATTTTCTGATCGGTTATATTCATTATGTAAATTAGTAGATTCTTGTTGTGATGGTGCTATAGATTCTATGCAGCTACCATTATACGATTTTCAATATCTACTGATTGATATTCGAAAACGTTCTATTACAGAAGAAACTAGTATGCAAATTCAATGTCCGTACACTGATGAATCGGTTATAGTTAAAGTAAACTTTAATTCTCTGCTTAAAAATTCAATTGTACAAAGTAAAACTAAAGAAATATCAATTGACAATTCTACTATACTAAAAGTAGGAATACCCAAAGTAAAAGATATATTAGACAGTTTGGTAGAGATGAAAAGTGAAAATGATGTAATGGGATTAATTTCATCTGTATTGATAGAATTAGAAACTCAAAATAAAACCATAGATTTGAAGTCCGAAACACAAGAAGAAAAAATTCAAATGTTAGAATCTATGAATAGAGATCAGTACAAAACAATAAAGGAATATGTGTTAAATGGTTACTTTGTAATGAAGTTAAAGTACCAGACATCAGACGGAGTTGAGAGGACGGTGAAAGTTTCTGACTTTGCAAATTTTTTAAGGTTTTATTTGGGTACGCTGATTTAGTTGCAACACTAACTTTATTGTTTAACATGACAGAAAAAACAAAATTGAATCTTAATGAGATAGAAAACATGATAATCTGGGAACGTGATGTGTATGTTTCACTAATGAATATAGAAACAGAAAAGAAACAAGACGCAATCCGAGAAAGAAAGATAACCTCATGAAAGATCAACTAAAAATCCTAAAAGAAGCACAAAAGAATTTATCATTTGAAAATATAACAAAAGCATTTACAGATAAATCTGGAATGGGTGATAAACTAAAAGGCGCTACAGATAATATAAGTGGTGGTATTTCTGATTTTTTCATGCAGGGATTTGGTGATATGATGAATTTAGGAACCGGTGATGATGATATGGATCTAAAATCATTACTTGGTGATTTCATACCCGAAGAACTAAAAGATATATTGGGTTTTGATGAGACACCGGAACTAAAAGATCCTGAAACTCCAGATACAATGGGACCACATCAACCCACAGAAACACAACAACGTGTTGAAGTACAAAACCAACAGGCTTCAGATTCTGCAAGTAGAACAATGAACGACCCCTCCGCAGGAAACGGAGGGGTCATTCGAGATCAATCTCAGGCTTCTACTCCCGGTATATCAGAATCTAGTAATGGGGTCAATACTATGATTTCTGCTATACATGCAGCACCAGCGAACAGAACTGGGATGTCATGACTCGTTAGCGAGCTTTTCGAAGTAATCCAGAGCATCTGTATTTTCTGATACTTCTTCTCGTGCAGGAGTGGGTTGCTCCGCAGTCTCTACTGTCTCGCTGTTAGTTTCAGTGGAACGAACATCTGCTCCAATAGTACCATCAAACTTAACCTTAAGAGCCTCATAGGTCTTGAATTGATCATCTGCAACGAAAGCCTGAAGAGAGTAAATCTTCTTCCACAGATCTTCTAGAGCCGAGTCCTGACCGTCGAAGAGAGCATCAGGAGTATCAAACTCACTCTTATCGTAATTGATGTAACCAGCGACCTTACGAACCTTGAGCTTGAAATCTGCACCCTTCCAGAAGTCAAACGGATTAATTGCTTCCTCGTCTTCAAACTCAGGAGACATGGCTTCGTTGATCTTATCAAAGATCTTCTTACCATACTTGTAAAGAAAGTTCTTACCTTCGTTCTGAGGATTAGTAGGATCACTAATCACTAGAATGTTGGAGGTATATTGCATCTTTCGCTTACGCTGACGAGCAATATCCTTATCACTTTCAATACCACTATTCCACAACTTGTTGTTTGCTTCGCATACTGGACACTTCCCACCAGTTGTGGTGGGACAGTTCTCAATAAACCAACCTCCGGTTCCCTGAAACGCATGGGAATAAGTCTTCACAAAAGGAAGATCTTCCGTACCAAACGCAGGAAGGAAACGGATGACTGCATAACCATTACTGGACTTATCCAGTTCAGGTCTCCAGAATCGATCATCCTTATATGAGTTCTTAGACTCAGACTTTTCAATCTTCTCCTGAAGACTCTTCGTGCTGCTACCTGACTTCTTCTTCATGTCTGCAAAATTCATATTTTGCCTTTCCCCGAGGAACTACCTCGGTACGAGTAATGTCGGGACCACCCCGACACGAGTAATTATACCACAAAACTCCACCATGTCAAAAGGGAAGTTGTGATAATTTTGGAAGGAGATTGATATCTTCTCCCTCTATTTTAATTTTTTCCATAATGGGCTTTGATATAAACTTTGCGCCCATTTCTGGTCCAAACCCAAATCTTTCTGAAATTGCCAAAACGGCATCTATATAAGAATCTTGAGATTCTTCGACATATTTCATCACTTCAATACAAAAATTTTTCTTAAAATCATCTGTCATATATTATCAATCCTCAAGTATTTTTTTGAATATTCTACGCTTTTTCTTAGCGGGCTCAGGAGCTTCTGTTACTACTGGTTCCACTATTTTCTTTACTTCCTTCTTTAGTTTAGCAACTGATTCTACCCAAAACCACCCAGCTCGTCGTTTTTCCCAAGATCCTTGATTATTCTTAGCATGATTTTCTCTAAAAAACGGTGCTCTAGAGTCGTCGTTTGATAATACCCAGAATTTACTTGCCATTTTAATCTTCCTTATTTTAGCAGTGAATATAAAAAATGTCAACTTTAATATATATACTAGTAACCAACCGGAGAATATCATGTCCATAACCGTAAACACTGCAGGTGGAACTGCCTGTCTTTCAACAGAGTTTGGCACATCACCTGTAGGTGCAACATGCCACCTACCACTCAATAAAATTGTATGGGGAGATGATACTGTTTCTCATAAAGTAAACGAAACATACCCACTTCCAGTACAGATAATGGAAATTACAGGTGAAGCAATTGCATTCACGGGTAACATGGGTGCAAGTGGGTCTTTCCCCATAGAAAACACAATAAATGGTTCTTCTTTAGAATATATTGCCATAGCAGGAAGTACTGATGGTAATACTCCAGTCGGTGTTACTGGTAATGTGACTATACAGAATTTTCCCGGTGGAAACACATTAAACACAAGAGCACTTGCTTCTACAACAGATACTGTAAATGTTGTGGGTACAGTTGGTATTTCCGGTGGTACTTTAAATCTAACACCAAACTCAGATAAGGTCGCAGTTTTTGGTTATGATGGTGGTAGATATGTA